GCGTTCTTTGGTAAGACAGCAGGTCCTGCTACTGCACGTGGTCCTGGTAATCCCACAGTAGAAGGTGGTCGCAAGTGGGCTCCTAATGCCAAGGAAAACTTTGTTGGTAACCCAGACAAGATCAACATGGGTGGTCCAAGTAATACTAAAGGGAACTTAAAATAATGGCCAGCACACTTAATGTAACTCCAGCAGGTGCATCTACAGTGTTAAGCGTTGGGCTAACCAATACCAATGTTACTATCACTGCATTGACACCAGTTCGCAGTTATTATATTACCAACACAGGCAACAACCCTGTATTAGTTAATTGTGATCCTCTTCGTCAACCTACTGCTATTTTCCCAACTACTACCGCTGTTACTGGTTCTGTTAACACAACAACTGGTGGCACAAATTTAATTGGTGTAAGTAGCACAGCCAGCTTGACAGCATTGCAGGCCATTACCATTGCAGGTAATGCTACATCACAAGGTGGATTGAGCAATGGAGTTTATTTCATTATCAATCCTAATGCAGGTCCTAACAGTATTACTGTTGCCAACAGTGCGGCAAATGCGGCATTGGGCACAGCAGTAACACTAACCACAGCCACTGTGACCAATGTAACATTTACTGTTGGTGGACCACAAAATGGCTTAGTACTAGGCAGTCAAGATGACCTTGTGTTCAACTTGCCAGCTGTATTGGCCGCACAAACACCAGGTGCTGTTTACACTGCTTACTTTAGTTTAATCAGTAATAGTGCTGTGCAAAATAATGTATTCATTACTCCTATTCAAGCATCATAATGTTTAAAGTAAGAGTTTATGATTGGAGCAAGGGCATGTTGGAAGTGATTGAAAGCCATTGGCACAATCAACATCATGCTGTTGCCCATGCACATACGCACAACACCACTGTTAAAGTTTATAACCCGCAAGGTGAATTGATTCACACACAAGGTGAAAATTTTATAACCTACGCATAAGGACACGATATGAAAAAGCATGATGGGTTCCCAAGTGAACCAGAACACAAAGAACGACATGGCAAGTGGATCCAGGAAGCTGTCAAGCATCCAGGTGCCTTGCACAAAGAACTACATGTTCCAGAAGGTAAAAAGATTCCAATGAAAAAGTTAGAGAAAGCAGAAGCCAGTAAGAACCCTAAGTTGGCTCGTCGTGCTCGCCTTGCTGAAACATTGGAACACCTACACAAATAATAGGATAATAAAATGGCAAAAGAACGTATATTAAAAAAGGCAGGCAGCGATCGTAGCGATAGTCCTACAGCCTCAGACCACAAGTATGCTGGCAATCCATATGGCGTTAAAAACGTCAACGTGGCACAAGGTGAACGTGTTGGACTAATGGATGACAAAGGCAAACGTCGTGATCATTTAAATGCCAAAGCTGAACGTGCTCCATTGGCCAATGTCATTAGCGAAGCTTTTAGCACTCGTGCTAATCGTGACTATGAGCGCACTACCACTGAGCTTGATACTGTGCTTAAGGACGAAATGAAAAAGCAAAGTTTCTCTAAGGCCAAAAGCAAGTATAGAGATTAATTGTGGCCAAGTTAATTAAGCCCATTAAGATCAATGTAACACTTACACGCACTCCTAAGTTGGGTGCAAGTAAAGTGTTCAAGGCACCTAAAAGCACACGTAGCACACAACCTAAAGTGCCACATGTGCCTAAGATAAGTAAAATGTAAACAGGCTGGGGGCGCCTATATAGCCCCATTTGTATTTTAAGGAAATGATATGAAAAAACAAACCACACCCGCAGTAGACCCATGGAACGACACAGCACCCGCTGAAGAAGTTGTTCAACCAGACGTCCTTGATGATGACTTTTCAGTTACATCAGTAGATGATTTAAAACCCCCACAGGAAGCAGTACAACCACAAGGCCTTGAATATAGCCTAGCTGGCCTACAAGCTGACTTTCCCACAGCCAAAGAACTAGAACAATTTGTATTTGATGAATGCAGTGTCAGTCTTAAACTAAAAGGTATTGATCCCATTAAGAAATATGAAGTTGCTCTTGCTGTGTTGACTGGTCAAGATGTTGATCCTAAATATATCACAGGTGCCAATCCCTATGTGGACCACACTGAGATTATTCCAGAAGATCCTATTAAGCCTATTCCCAAGCGTGATTCTAAACTGCCCAATGAAGAACCTATGAGCATTTACCATGACATGAATGTGCCACATCCTGACACAGAGATGAGAGCATTGGATGCCAAAGTAAAATGCATGTTTAAAACATATGCAGATGGCTCAATCAGTTATGAAATCATTGGTCCATTGGAAAAACATGCCAAAGGTGAAAAGTTAGACAAGTATGGTCGCAGTCGTCCTGAAAAGTTTGTATGGATGGATCCACGTACAGGTGAACAGGCTGTGCGTTATGCCAATGGCCAATATACACGCATGGGACAGCGACTACGCACCCTAATGGAGTCACGTAAGATCAACCGTGACCAAAGTGTATGGAGTGTGTTTATTGATCGCAACTTTACCAGCTTCAATCAAAGTGCGTTGGAAAATCCTTGGATCTAATATGAAGACCATTGAAGAGCAAATAGCAGAAAACAATCAAGTCCAGGACATAAAAATCCTGGGCAAGATCAATGCTGTTCATCGTGCCACCTTTATGGAAAAAGCTCCACAACAAATGGAGCACATACTTAGACTAATCTCTGAGCGATTGCACTTGGGATTAGACAAGCGTGAAGGTGTTAAGATTCAAGATCCCAATACATGGTTACTAACTGCTGAAGAAATTGAACAGCTGGCCAATGCCATGTATTTGATCAATGAAATTAGAATTAGTTTAACCATACCTAAAGATGATCAACAAGGATTATGATCCATTTCAAGTCTTGGAAGAGACTGTACAAAACTTGGAAGCACTGAGTGGGCAAGTTGCTCATTTGGTGCAACATGTTCAAAAGCAAGCACACATTATTCAAGACCTCAGTAAACAATTGATCAATGTGCAATACATGTGCATCAATTGTAATGATCGTTTGACCAAATTGGAACCACGAGATGATTGACAGTAATGTCATTATGCGACGTGCTGTTCGTTTTAGTTGTGATCAACATAATTTAAAAGTTGACACGCTGAACCTAATGCCCAGCGACGCTATGTTTAAATTTCAAGACTATGCGATTGCAGTGGCTGAAGACATGCGTTACAACCAGCTCAAATACTTTAGACCATTTGATCACCAGTTGGCATTCTTTTCCACAGGACTGGCAGAACGTAGAGGCATCCTTGCGGCTAATCGTATTGGTAAAACTGTAAGCACATGTTATGAAACTGCTTACCATTTAACTGGACTTTATCCTGATTGGTGGCCACCTAAAGCTAAACGATATCATAAACCTACCACATGGTTTGTTAGTGGTGAAGGTTGGGACCAAACTGCCCGTGTGCTACAAGATGAATTGATTGGCACCAAGGACATTAAGATCAAAGAGCAAATAGGCACAGGTGCCATACCACGCGACTGTATTGTGCAGGACACCATGCGTTGTGATGGTGCTAACGTTATTGGTGTAGAGATTAAACATGTTACAGGTGCCAATAGTTATCTATTGTTTGGTAACTACACGCAAGAAGTGCGTAACCTACAAGGTTTTAAATTAGATGGAGTTGTATTTGATGAACAACCACCAGATGATATATTTTCAGAACTTGTTACACGTACTGCCACAACACAAGGACAAGTGTTATGTTCATTTACACCATTAAAAGGTCTTAATGGATTGGTTAGTAAGTTTTGGTATGAAGAAGAAGGTTATGAACATGTTCGCGTTACCTGGGATGATGTTCCAGAATATGATCCTTGGGGTGAACCATTCTTATTAAACACCACACGCCGCCAGTTAGAACGAGATTACTTGCCACATGAACGTGAAGCACGTATTGCTGGCATTCCTGTTATGGGACAAGGTGCTGTGTTTCAAATTAGAAATTGGCCCACATACAAAACAGGTGATTTTGATTTTAAAACCATGAATCACATTGAACGTGTTATTGCATTGGACTTGGGATTGGTTAGAGACAAAACAGTTATCAGTTTAATGTATTGGAATCCACGCACACAGGAAGCATGGTTGCACAGTCAAGTATGTGTTAAAGGAACTGAAGAAGCCAATCCCTTAAACTATATACAACATTTGTTGAGACCAGAAGTGTTTGGTTGTCCCATTGTGTTGCCCAGTGATGCCAGCACACAAGGACGTTATACCATGTCAGCATTAAGTTTGAGACAACTGTTTACAGAATATAGTTTGAATGTTTTGGATCAACCCATTATGAATCCACCTGATGCTGAAGGCAAAGTAACCAATCACAAAAGTTTTGGTGTTAATATGATGCGCCAAATGTTAGAATTAGGAACGTTAAAAGTAAATGAAAACTGTGTTGAATTTCTTAGAGAAGCTAAGAATTACTTTGTGGATGAAAAAGGACGCTTTAGTGATCCTGACGATTGTCTTGATTCAGCTCGTTATGCACTATTGGGATGCCTAAATGGTTGGAGCGAACCATATGATGCATTAACACCACAACAAAGATTTGCTGAAGCTAAAATGCGTATTAGAAATTTAAAGTATCAACACAATGACGCAGAAAAGCCAGAATGGAAGCGTGTTTATAGCCCAGAAACTTAAAAGCTATAAATAACAATTATACCAATTAGGATAACCCCATGTTTGACAAGAGTCATTTTGTAACCAATGAAATACACAATCCAAGAGGCGCCATGGAGCGTTTCTTGTATATGAAGAAAATATTAGATCAAAAGTTGGCTGCTAACTTGCGTCTATTAGCCACAAAAAACAATATTAACCGTGCTAGTGATTACCACTACCTTAACCTAGCTGTTACACAAAGTACTGAACCTGTAAATGGATTGGACTACATTCACTCTGTGGTCAAACCCAACGTAGACTATTCCACTGCTGTGATCTCTAAAGGCCTAATGCAAAATGGTGAAATCAATTTTGAATTCATTCCTGACAATGAAGATGATAGAGATGCCGCACAGCAGGCCACTGACATGGTGCATAAGATTGTAAATCAAACCAGTGATCCGCACCAAATACTTCAACATTGGATTCTGGACAGTTTGCTACACAAAAATGGTGAGATGATGATTTCACCACATCGTGAGCAAATCACTCGCTACGTTAAAACCAAAGGCACACTAGCACAACTACAAGCATTTGAAGCACAGGCCGCAGACAGTGGCTTAACCGCACTAAGAACTAAAAAACGTAGCGTGGGCGTGGACACTCAACAAGTATTAAAAGAAACACAGCAATGGCACATGGCTTCAACAGCTGACCAACATGAGCAACGTGTGCAAAAAGTTTTAGAGCATTTAAAAGCAGGTGCAGAAGGTGAAGATTTAGATTTAGGTCAAATGGTGACCTCACCAGATGAAAACATTCAGTTGACAGAAGGTGAAGATGCAATCAAAGACAGTATTGCCCGCAACACCATTCATGAAGCAGAATACAAATTAACTGGTTACAATCTAAGCATCAAGTTCCGTCCAATTAGCCAACACTATTGGATTTGTAATCCCACTATTATTGAAATACAAGAACAAGACTTTTGTGGATTCTATGATCCCATGAGTATTCAAGAAGCCACTGAACGCTATCCTGACATTGATTTAGAAAAGTTTAAAGTACACGCTGAATTCTCCAACGTAGGTGCTTACCAAGCTGGTAGTTTGTTAAACAACTTGGCCATCCACGCACGTGATTCAGTTCCTATTAATGGTTTACCACAACAAGGTTACGCGGCACAGGAAGCTGAAGCACGTCAAGTAACTATTCTAACATGTTGGAACCGTTATGACATTGATGGCGATGGTGAATTAGAACTTGTGGAAGTTATCTACAGTGGTTCATATATTATCTCTGTAAGAGAAGTTGAATTTATTCCAGTTGCCAACATGTGTCCAAGACCTCTACCACAAAACTTCTATGGTATGAGTCTTGCTGAAACACTAGTACCACATCAAGAATACATGACCTCTGCACACCGTGCTGAAATACAATTGGGTCTACTAACTGCCACTCCACGTATTGGTGTTAAACCTGATCGTGTAGACTTTGAGGAATTGGCTGATGGTGAAGCCGCTATCTTTATTCTAGATAGCAAGTTTGATCCAGCCACTGACGTTTATCCAATGCCAGCCCCAAGTGGTAATTTACAATTCTTAGAAGTGGCCATGAGCCGCTTGCAACAAGACGTTATGGCCCTGGTTGGAATGACTACCCCCACTGACACATTTACACCAGAAGTCATGAACGCAGGTAATTCAGGAGCAAAACTACAATTGGCAATGGGCCCTAATCAAATCATACAAGACAATATCATTAAGAATTGTGCTGAAGGTTTGAAGGATGCATTATGGTTAGTTTGGAGAACCCTAGTTCAGTATGGTGATGATTATGGTGTCAAGCGTTTGGCACAACAATTCCACCCACAAGGCAAGTCAGAGTTTATTGATGCCAAAAACTTTGATGACATGAACTTTTATGACCGTAGCATTATTCACATTGACCTAGCATTGGGAATGAAGAGTGAAGAAAATGCACTGCAACGTTTGCAAATTATCAAACAAATACAAACACAACTTGCGGCTGAAGTTGCACAAGGTGTTCAGTCAGGTGCAATGACACCTGAAGCATTTGTTAAGATTCGTAGACCCTATGAAGATATGTTGTATGTGTTGAATGTTAAAGAATGTGACACTTACTTGTTGACACAAGATGAAGTCATGGCCATGGTTAAACAAGCACAAGAACAAGCTAAAAACCAACCACCAAATCCTGAAGCACAAAAACAAAGTGCTGATGCGGCACTTAGCCAAGCTCGTGCCCAGGAGATTATGGCCAACTTGCAAGGTAAAACACCTAGTGCTCAAGTTGATTTGGCCATGGCTAACAAACACAATGCTGACACAAGTGGTATCAGTGCTGGCAAACAGTTAGATGCCATTGCACTGACCCGTCAACATAAAGCAACAAACTATTGAAATGAATTGATTGTAATGGAGAGGAAATGTTAATAAATGATGAATTGACACAGGCTTTTAACCAAAAACCTAGAGTAGATATAAATAGCATTAAGAAAATGACACCAGGACAACTGGATGGTGTTAAGGTCTATGGTAGTGGTGCAGAGAATTTATTAAAAAATAAAGACTTTGCGCTGTTTGTCCATCACTATAAATTTGATTTGGCCAATGAATTAGCCAATATCAAAGGATTTAGTCAAGAGGACAATGAACGTAGAATTAGCATCGCCCATAACCTAAGTGGCATTGACAAATTTGTGGACAGCTTGCATAGAGCTGTTTACTTTAAAAACCAAGCGGTAAGCCAACAAGCCCCGCATGTAAAGGAAAATTTAGATGAGTGAAATATTAGACATGCCTAACGTCTCTGACGCGGCCACTGTTCAAAATTCAGTCCCTTCAATGGATTCAATAGCCCAGAAAATGGCCGCAATGCGTAACCAGGCTCAAGCTACCATGAAGGCTGAGACAGGTTCTGAAGCTGAGGCAACAGCAACAGCCCCTGTGGACCCAGAAGGTAAAGAAAACGATACCTCAAGTGTAGAGCCAGAAGTTGACGACACACAGTCACAAGATAGTGAAGCAGTTCAAGATGAAAGCGGTGCCCCTAGCGAAGAACAGGTAAGCCCACAGGATTCTACTAGCCAAGAGATCATTGATTTCTTAGAGTTTGCAGAGACTAACCCCACTGCAAAATTTAAGTTTATGCGTAATGGCAAAGAAATGATCATTGATGCTAAAAGAGCAGCCGCTATTTTAGGACAAGGTGGAGCCATCCATGAAGAAGCCAGAGAATTAAAAGTTCAAAAGGCAGAGTTTGATGAATACCTCAAGACCAAACAGGCTGAGGCAGAAGGTTTAACTCTAGCACTAGAATTTACAGTTCGTCCGCAGATTCAAAAAGCCTATGATGAGATTTTAAAAACTCAACAGTATCAACAGACATTTAGTCAGCAGTTACAAGTAGCTCAGCAACGCGGCGATTATGCGGCGATTACTAGAATACAAAACAGCATGGCACAAAATGACCGTTGGATACAACAACAGAATGCTACTATTCAACAACTGAAACCTAACTTGGATCAGTTTTATCAAATTAGAAAGCAACAAGTTGAACAAGTTTTAGAATCTAATCGTCAACAGTTCAAAGATAAAGAATTGCGTAACAGCTATGTTTACAATGAACTGCGTGAAAAGGTTGCAAAGGATTGGGCAGGAGCGAAAGGTCAATTAGTGCCAGGTATTGACAACATTGATTTAATCTCAAGTGATGAACACATCATGAGTTTGATTAAAGATGGTTTCAAATACAGAGAAAAACCTACAACCAAATCTGCTGGTAGTAGTATAGCCGCGCTGACCTCTAAAAAGGCCAGTTTAGGTAATACTAAAACACAGGGACAAGTTAACTTTGAGCAACTTCAACAAGCAGCCAATAAGGGCGATAAGAAAGCCCAGGACAACCTATTAGTAGCAAAGCTAAACGCTATGCGATCTGGTAGGAGATAAAATAGACATTACTAAAAGGAAATAATCATGTCACAAATCGCAACATCCGCTATTGGTAACGGTACTACAGCATATGCTTCAGACATCGTTGTCAAAGACTTAGACTTGGACGTCTCTAACCGCGTTAAAGACGATACTCCAGTATTAAACATGGCCATGGCCAAAAAGCGCAAAGTAGTTTCTACATTGCCATTGTGGACAAACGACGTTTATCGTTTGCCTGCTACTCAAGCTAACCAAGAAGGTGCGGCAGTTACTTCAGCTCTAGCTGAAAGCAACCAACGTGCTAACTTAGGTAACTACACACAGATCTTCAGTACAGTTATCTCTGCTACAGGTTCTGCTCGTGCAGTTGAACAAAGTGGTGGTGATCCTCAAGCATATCAAGAAGTCAAGCAATTGATTGAATTGATGTTTGACGTTGAAGCACAAATCGTTCGTGCTGACCAAATTGGTACAAAATACGGCGGACAATCTGGTACTGCTGGTGGCGTTACAGGCGCTACACAAACAGGTCGTCGTTTTGGTAGTTTAAATGCTTTCGCGGCTACACACAGTTTTAACACAACTGGTTCTAGCACCAGCACATTCTCTACATACATCAACGGTGAAACCACAGACGTTATTACAACACAAACTGGTTTATACATTGGTGGTCAAAATGGTCAATACATTGGTTCTTGCTATTATGCGGCAAGTGACGAAACAAACAGCCAATTCTATCCTGCTATCTATAAGCAATTAGTTACAGCCGCTGAAAAACGTTTCAACGCTAAGATCCGCACTGTAGTTGCTCCAACAAGCCTACGTACTCACATCAGTGATACAATGCCTACAAGTCGTGCTATCAACCGCGTTAACAGTGAGCGTGGTGATACCATTCAAACTTATGAAGGCGACTTCAACTACACTTATGAAATCTATGATTCTTGGATCATGGATCAAGTTGGTGTAAGCAACCAGATCTACTTCTTGAATGAAGAAGTTCTACAATGGGGTTCATTACGTGACCTAGGTCCTAACAATGAAATCTTCTCAAATGCTGATGCAAGTTTGGATCAGTTCATTATGGAAGGTACATTAATTGTTCGTAACCCAGCTGGTGTTGCAGTATTGCATGATATTTCTGCAAGTGCTACAGCTCCTAGCTTGAACAGCCAAGGTGCAGGTCCACTACGTCCAGCCAGCGCAGTTGCTCGTTTGAACGTATGGGGTGGCAGCTACTTCTAATCTTAACAATTAGAATAGTCACAAACCAGGAAGGGGAGCTCAATGCTCCCTTTCTTTATGGTTCAATAACCCTAAATCGCAAACAACATAAATATAAAACAAGGAAAATGCAATGAAAAAAGAAGATGAATTTACGTTAAACAATCCCCAAGCAAGTATGTTGGGTGATGATGATCCAGAAACTAATCTAGATTACACACGTAGAGATCATGGCGGATTAACAGACAATGGCATTGCAGATGCATTATTGCGTAACAACAAGTTATACAATAGCATGAAGGGTGATTGGAGCCGTAGTAGTTGGAATAACAGTAATAATATTTTAACTACCACAGGCCGCGAAGATGGTAAGTTTTACATCAAGCGCGAACAAATGAATACTGAAGCTGTAGCAGAACGTTGCCGCAGATACAGAGAAGCGGCAGAGATGGGCATTCCAGATCCATTAGCACCATTAGATGACAGTGGTGGACTAGCATGGAAATGGATGGACCTTCCCTACGTAATAGAACAAAGGATTAGTGATGACTATTTTGGCGGTATGCGTTGGAGCACTATCAAAAGGGATAGAACGCTTAAAGCTCAATTTTACAAAGTTGTTGAACAAGAGTATAACCAATACGTCTGCTACCCAGGGGGCAAACTCCCAATTCCAGTGGATGTCCCGTATCCTACCAAAGTTGGACAAAAACGATTCTTCCAAGGCAGATAAACAATGAGTCAAATAACAGACGCAAATGCACTAGTAAGTTTTATACAAGACTTTACAGGCAGCACCAACCAAGCAGAAATTAAAGAATGTATCTATCTAGGTGAAATGATGATGCGTAACTTAGAGTTACCTATCATGCGTAGTAATCCTTATGATTCAGCTTACATTGCCACCGCAGATTCCAATGGACGTATTCCAATCCCTGGTGACATGTTAAAACCTATTTTGTTTTTTAAACAAGGTGGCACTGATCCAGCAAGTAGTCTTGGTCCTTGGATTGTTTATGATCGCATTGGTGATCGTGACATTATCACTGAAGGCCTAATTGAAAGTTTATACCTAAAGCCCATTAACATTCCTAGTGTATATCGTGGCAAGTTCAGTGAAGTTGGTCAAGAATATCAATTCCTACCACGCTTGGGTCAAGGTGATTTGGTCAATTTGTACTACTACAGAACATGGCCTAACTTGTTTAGCCTAGACACAACGGGCAACACAATTTTAAACAATGGTGTGTTACAAAGTTTCCCAGAAGGTTATGTGTATTCAACATTACACAATTACTATTTGAAACGTAAAAGTCCAGATGATGCTAGCTTGTATAAGGCCAAGTTTGAAGAAAGCATGAGCATTATTGAAGATCAAAATAGTAAAGGTAAATGGGCAGGTGGTCATAATAGATTGACTTCAGTATTCCAACCACGTAAAGATCGTAGATTCACAGCCAAATAACCTATGCCTAGTTTATACTCAACCAATACCAATTATACTGTTAGTAGCACACAGACTAATAGCCTGTATGCTTATGCTACTAGTGGCACAATTATCACAGGTACTGTTCAAACTAGTTACATGCCAGGTCTGTATCAAGGCACCGCAGTTCCACAACCTACAAATGCACAGGCATTATTGACATTGTTTGACAACAGTGGTGATGTGAAGTTTTTTGTTGATCCTGCTACCAATAACACTACCATTTACGCAGTTACTACAGGTAGCCAAACCACAGCCAGCATTACAGCATTGGCACGCGAAGCTATCAGTGCTGGACAAAATATTGTTTACAGTCCTGTTACAGGTGTTATCAGTGGCACAAATACTTTAGGCAGTTATAGTGTTAATAACAATGTTATAACCAATACTGCAAATACAGCTATTGATTTTGTTACCAATACATATCAATGGAAATTAAATCCAGACGGCACTACAGCATTTCCTAACTACGTATTTCCCACAAACAAAGGTCAAACAGGTCAAGCATTGTTTGACAATGGTACTGGTCAATTGTTTTGGAATACAGTTTCAAACTACACCACTGCCACTGTAGACTTATTTGCTGGTGATACAATTACCACAGTGTTTACATTGACCAATACTCCTATTAGTCAAGCATTTTGCACAGTGGACATTAGTGGTGTTACACAAACACCTGGTGTAAGTTGGAGATTGCAAAACTTAAACAACATTGTATTTGCCAATCCACCTCCAGCCGCACAAGTAGGACAAACATCAACAAATATTTCTGTTACCTATTACAGTATTGCCACAGCCAGTTTAATTCCTGGAGCACAAGGCACTACAGGTGCACAGGGCGTTCAAGGTGCAAGCATACAAGGCACACAAGGATCAATTGGACCTAGTGGTGGTGTTCAAGGAGCAACTGGTGCACAGGGCTCTATAGGTACACAAGGAACAACAGGTGTTGGCACAACTGGAACACAGGGCATACAAGGTCTACAAGGTCCAGGAGTTGGTAGCCAAGGCGTTCAAGGCGTCGTTGGACCACAAGGCACAACAGGTGCGGGAACCCAAGGCGTTCAAGGTCCAGCTGGCAGTGGTGGCGGTGGATCAGGAAGTGGTATTGGTTATTATGGCACCAATAGTCAAATTAATATTTTAGGATCTACTACTACAACTGCTATTGACCAAGGTCAATATGCTATTGCTATTGGTGTTAATGCAGGTGAATCAACTCAAAGTTCTTTTACTGTTGCATTAGGTTATTTTGCTGGATCTAATAATCAAGGTGCAAATGCAATT